AGCGTTCAGGAAATCAACGACACGAACACGAACGTAAGGACAGCGGAGGAGCGGAGTAGGTATTAAAAAAACCGCACCATTTCTGATGCGGCTTCCCATCCCTTGCGCGGAACTCCCATTACCGCACAAACACAAGGCAAAGATATACAAAATCCACAAATCACCAAATCCGTGTCTTTATTTGCATGGAAGGTAATCTGCCAGTGTATCGGCTTACGATCACAGACAAAGAAACGGACGCGGAGGAGATTTTCACGGCTTTAGTAGACAGCCCCGCCATTGAATCCAACTTTGTGGCGTTCAAAGAATCGCAGCCGATTAAGTTTGAAGTGACCGATTCAGACCGTCGAATTATCACAGGGGCGGTTATGATCCCTGACTTTAAGATTTACCGACGTGACGAAAAACGCGGGGAGCATTACGTGTACTTCACCAAAGAAGATATTGAATTGTTCGTGCGTGACTGGGCAAAAGGCAACCGTTACAACTCAGTAAACGAAATGCACGAACGCTCACAACAGCCCGACGGCATCTATCTTATTGAATCCATCATCGTTGATTCGCAGCGTGGCACACAAGCGCCAGTAGCGTTGAAACAGCAATACGCGGAAGGAACGTGGTTACATTCCTATTATGTGGAATCGGATGATCTGTGGGCAAAGGTCAAGTCAGGGGAGTACAAAGGGTTCAGCATGGAAATGATGGTTGACTACATTTTCGCCTCGCAGAAGCCTCAGACGGATCACGTCGCGGAACTGATCGAAACATTGGATAGTATCATTAAATCAACAAAATAATTACTTAACGTCTTTAAAGGTATGGAAATCACAAAAGAGAAAATCCAGACGTTTGCGGCAAAGCTGAAAGATGCTTTTGCAACATTCGGAGAAAAGCAAAAGTTCATGGACGCGAAACTCGCTGACGGAACAATGATAAGCATCGAAGGGGAAGCACTCGCACAGGGTGTACCCGTTATGGTTATGACCGAAGCAGGTGCAGCGCCAATTCCTGATGGGGAATACACACTCGAAGACGGCACAGTGTTCACCGTAGCAGGTGGAACGGTAGCGGAGGTAAAAGCACCCGCAGCGACTACTGAGCAGGAAATGAATCAGGAATCAGCAGCAGCAGCACCCGCAGCGCCATCAGCACCAAACCCTTCACAGATCATCGAGCGTATCGAGAAGGAAATGATCTTCGAGAAAGTTTCTAAAATTGAAGCACTTGAATCTCAGGTTGCTGATCTCGTTACAAAGTTCGCAGCAATCGAAAAGGAAAACGCAGAACTGAAAGCGGACAAAGCGAAGTTTTCAGCGACAATCGAAAAACTCAATCAGGCGGTTACAGAACTCGGTGAAGCACCGCAGGAGCCTGTAAAGTTTGAAAAGCAGCCTGTAAAGGTTAAGACTTTTGAAGAAGAAGTAATCGAACACAGAAAAAAAGCATTCAATCACTAACAAACACAAACAACAATAAATCATGGCAGGTTTTTCAGTAGGATCATTATCCACGTACACCGTAGAAGGTCGCTCGGACATTAAGCGTAAGATCGTATTCGGAGCGGTATCTATTCCGCTTGTAACAGTTTACGAAGGTATCAAGTATTCGGAGAAAATTCCGTACATGACTTCTGACCCTGTATTTCAGGCAATCAGCGGTTGTGCAGCGCAGAACTCATCTGGCGACGGTGGTACTTTCGCAGACCTCACTCTGACAGTTGACACATTCGGAATCGAAAACGAATGGTGCTTTGACACCCTCCGTAACAAATTCACGCAGAAGTATCTTCGCGCAGGTGCAAACATGGATGAGAACGCAGCAACAGCGGAATTCATGAACACCGTAATGGAAGACAAAGACGCACGTGTAACGAAGAAATTCGAAATCGCAATGTGGCAGTCTTCTAAGACTCAGGGCGGATCAAACACCGACTATAAGCAGTTCAACGGACTTTTGCAGTCACTCGAAACTCAGGGCGGGTATGTGAACTCACAGACAGTAGCGGGAACGTCTTACACGTCTATCACTACTTCAAACGTGATCACTATTTTCAACAATATGTGGTTGGCAACGCCTTCTGACCTTCGTCGTCAGACAGACACAGTAACAGTATGCGGTGAGGATACTTTCGACAAATTGGTTATTGCATTGACCAACGCGAATATGTTCCACTACAAGTACGACGGTTCTACACCGCGTTATGAGTTAACAATGCCGGGAACAGGTCAGCGTATCGTTGGCGTACCGGGATTGAACGCAGACAACAACAGTGCACTTCCTGCGATGTTCAAAAACCGAATCCTGACTTTTAACAAAGCACAGGCGTATCTCGGAACTGATTTGATCAGCGACATCAACGATTCAATGGTGTGGTATGAGAAGAAGGACAAGAAATTGTACTCTACTGAAACATACCGCTTCACCACAGGATGGATGTTCCCTGAGCAAGTGGTATCATTCGCAACAGCGTAACAAACAGAATGTATAACGGGGAGGTGTAACGCCTCCCCTTTAACACAATAAAAAAATGGCTTGTTCAAACAGCATTTTAAATTCATTCACGATTGACTGTAACGACAGCAATGGTGGCGTGGCACAGATTAAGGTTCGCGCGTTTGATGCGACCCTTGTAACGTCTGGACTTGCTACTGTAACGTCTGGTCAGGTTACCTTTGCGGGTAACGGTCTGACGGATTGGTACGCTTTCGATTGCGCACAGGAAACATCGGTAGCAACTTCCGACGGTGCTACGGATCGCGCGGCAGGTACTTCGGTGCATACGCAGACGATCACGTACATCAACAACAAACTGAAAGTAGCTTTCCGCAACACGCTGAACAATATGCACGGTATGTTGGTTCATGTTGCGGTGAAGGATAACAACGGCAACGCGTGGTTATTCGGTTACGAGCGTGGGTTGATTGTATCGGCATCAAGTTCTGCAACGGGTACGGCTTTCAATGAGCGTAACGGTTACAGCGTAACATTTACAGGACGTGAGAAAGACACGATTCTGAGCATCACGAATTACGACAATCTCTAGGATAGGTTAAGTGTAGATTGGTTTCTAAGGATTCCCGACCCCGTAAGGTCGGGTTTTCTTTTTCCACAACACGCCATTTTCACGTCTTTACAGGTATGCTGAACATCACGCGCAATGCTACGACACGGGTTGCGGTAACGCTGAAAGAAAAACAGACGTTATCAAGTCCGTATTGGCTTTGGCGATTTGTCAACGACGCTACCAACATTGAAACCGTTCAGATCATTACCGAAGTAGCCAACAACTACAAAGACCGTTCTAACCTGTTCGACATTGAAGAAGGCGGATTCAGTACGTTATCGCTGCCATCAGGAATATACACGTACTACGTGTACGAACAGACTAGCAGCAACAACACCGACTACACACAGGCAACGACATTATGTGAAGTAGGTCAGATGAAGGTAGTCGGACCAGATACGCATCAATACACATCACCGCAAGTAACCGTAGAATATAAATGGACAAGCCAATAGACAGAAAGATCAGTTCACACTTTGTGCAGTTTGAAAACCGCAAAGTGCCGAAGTTCTTAGAGGTGAAGGATCAGGAGTGGATCACCTACGGGGAGAATAACGACTATCCGTACTACCTTGAAACGCTGTATATGCGTTCGTCTATTCATAACGCTATTATAAATAGCAAGGTGCGTTATATCGTTGGCGGTGGTTTGGGTTACGATCCTATGGGGATTCACAGCATCGAACAAAAGGCACTTGCTAATAAAATCTTACAGCAGCCGTTTGCGGACGTTGATTTGAACGGAACATACAACCGAATCGCTTTGGACTATATGAAGTTCGGGGCTTATGCGGTATTGGTACAGTGGGGTAAAAGCAAACGCGGGGCAACGCTGAAATATATCGACGTTAAGAACATCCGCACAAACGCAGACCGTTCAAAGTTTTACTACACGTCAAAATGGTGGATTCAGGATTCTAAAGGCAACAGAAAGAAAAACCCGAAGCCAACAGAGGCGGAAGACTTTCAGACATTCGCGGCATACGATCCGAAGAACAGAAAAGGAAATCAAGTTTACTATTACACGCCATACGCTCCAGAAAGTTACATCTACGGAGTGCCTGACTATATTGGCGCTGTTACGTGGATAGAAAACGACATCAGATACACTGACTTTCAATTCAAAAACATTTCAGCGTCATTCTCCCCTGCAAAGATTGTCAACGTGATTGGTGAACTGCCAACACCTGAGCAACAAGAAGAAATGGTGGACGGCATTAAGAAGAATTTTATCGGAGAAAACGGTGAGCGCCTTGTGGTGAACTTCGCCCCGTCGAAAGAGTTGGGAATGTTCGCAGAGGATAGCCTTGTTTCCGATCAGTCCACACTTTACAAGGAAATCGTAGATCAGGCGGTATTGCATATTACCGCATCACATCACTACCCTAAGTTATTGCTAGGTTACACCGAAGCAGGGGCGCTAGGTCAGCGTAATGAAGCGGAGATGTACGTTAACGCATTTCAACGTGCGTATGTTGATCC